GTGCTTTTCTTTGAGGAGTTGGCTTAATCGGTCACCAGCGGTGGGGGATACGCCTCGCTTTTATTTTTCAATGGAGGGTAAGTTTTGAGAGATACAGCATTTAAGTTTTTCGAAGATAAAAAAATAAAAACCAGAGAAGATTTAAGGACTTTTGAGGGTGAGAAACCTTTTAATAAAGAACTTATGGAAGGTTTTTGGAAGCTTTATAAAGGAAAAGACATTATAAACCATACTGAACAGCCTAAAAAAGAAGTAAATATCATTCAGGCAGGGTGTTTTCACTTCCCACAACATGATGAAAAGGCAGTTAATTGCTTCTTAAAAGTTGCGGAATATATTAACCCGGATTATGCGGTGCTTACTGGCGATATAGCTGACAATTCGAGACATTCAAATCATAATACTGCTTTAGGCGTTTTAATGACAGAGGCTTTAAGGCAGAAACCTTCTTTAAGAAAATTCTTAATAGATTTAAGAGCTAAAAGCAAAAAAGTTATCTATCTAAAGGGTAATCATGAAGGGTGGATTGACGAGAAAAAAGAGCAAGACATCTCATTAATGTATGATGATAGCTTTACAGTACCAAAGGTTTTAGGCTTTGAAGATTTAGACATTCAGTATGAGCCGGATTTATGGGAATATGAAAATTTTGTTTTTAAACATGGTGATAGTATAGCTGCTGGCGATAATGCCTCTAGAGTTGAATTTTTAGGGGAGTTAAAGAACGGTGCAAGCTCTCACACTCACAGAAGCGCAAGATATAGACACACAACAAGAGCACATCAATATGTTTGGTACACAACAGGGTGCATGTGTAATCTTAAAATGTGGTACAAGCTAAAAGGTAAAAGTAAGATTAATTCTGGCTGGAATCATAGCTTTAACGTGTTTAAGTTCATTGGGAAGCAATTTCAATGCACACAAGTTGAAATTATAGACGGTCAATGTATTTATGACGGTAAGTTATTTGTGGGGTAATTGTAATGCTAAGAGTGCTAGTAAGTTACATCAAAAACAAACTATATTTGAGGTGATTGTATGAAGTGCATGTACTGCAAGAGGGATAACGCAAGGCTCATAGACGGTAGATATTCAAAAGACTTAAGGCTTTGCGATGATTGCATACCTAAGTTTATTGATGTCATCGACTTGGAAAAGCTAAAAGAGGTGAAAGATGCCTGATTATACAATGTGTGTTTCAACCGATTGTTGGCGTAATAACAAATGCTACCGATTTAGAGCGATACCAGAGCCAAAGACGCAAAGTTATGCAGATTTTTATAACCGCAGTTATAAATGCCGTGAATTTTTAGAAATAATCGAGGGGGATAAAATATTATGACATTAAGCCCAACACAAGAAAAGATTTACGACACCATAGAAGCTCTTGAAATATTCCTTATAGAGAAAAACAAACGCTATGGTAATAGTGCAATAGAGCCTATTAATATATTTGACAAGTTTGGCGGTTCTATTTGTACCCGAATAGATGATAAGCTAAGCAGGATTAAGAACAGCGAAGAACTCCGCAAAAACGATGTGGTGGATTTGCTTGGTTATCTTGTATTGCTTTGCGTTGAACGGGGATGGGATAACTTTGAGGATTTAATAGATTAATTACCGTTCGGTAATTTTTCAAGTTTTTTAACCTAAAAACTGTAATTTATTCCCGTACGGGAAAGAGGTGTAAATGTACTTTTACGATGGCGAATTAATAATACAAGAAACAGATATTTGCTTTACCTGCGAGCGTGTGAATGGGTTTAGGTGTCCGATATTCACGCTTATTGAAAAGGTGGCAGTATATGAAGATGAGCCTTTCGAGTTCGATTTATGCGAGTTTAAGCAGGGCGATATTGATATAACTTTGGAACGTCATCTAAAAGTAATAAAATAAAACTAAAATTTCCGATATTCAGAAATAAAACTATAATTCTAAGCCTTTTTAAGAGGGCTTATTTTTTTATGCGGATAGACAAGACCACTAAACAGTAATTTACATAATAATTCTTATCAGACAATATCGTAACGATACAGTTTAAAGGCAGAAAATGAAAAGACCAGACCAAGACCCAAAAAAATTAACAGAAAAAGAAGAATTGGCATGCAGGAAATTTATAATTTCTCTTGATGCAACAGAAGCTTTTATCGAGGCTGGTTATTCTGCTAAATATGCCAATAAAAATGCCTTTACGTTTTTTCGAAAAGAACATATTAAAAAAAGGATAAATGAATTAAAAGCAGAACGCAATAACAGGCTTGAGATTAAGGCTGATGATGTTTTGCGAGATGTAGACAAGATACAACAAAGCTGTATGCAAGAAGTAGAACTCAATGATAGATACGGCTTACCTTTAGGAATCACGAAGATGGTTGATTATGCCAACGCTTTAAAGGCTTGTGAGCTCAAAGGGAAACATCTTGGGATGTTCGATAAAAAAGAATCAGGCATAAACCTCAATATAAACACAACGCCATTTGAAATAAACATAGTGGAATAATATGAAGTTTTATAAAAAATACAATCCCCTTTTAAATTTGAATAATTCTAAGTATTCTGTAATTGCTTTAACTGGTGGGCGTGGCTCAATGAAAACAGGGCATGCACTAAGGGGCATTTTAAAATGTTCAATGGAACAAAAGAAAAAGACTTGTTTTTTCAGGGAAACCAAAGACACTTTAAGTAATTCATTGAAAGCAGAGCTAGAGGGAATTATAGAAAGCGATTTTGCGGGGCGGGGATTTTCTAGCACAAAAGAATATTTCTCTCATATCAATGGCTCTTATATGTTCTTTAAGGGGCTAAAAGAAGTTAACTCACAAGCGGTAGAGAACTTAAAAGGTATAGCAACAACAACAGACTTCTTTGTCGTGGATGAGGCTCAAGCAGTTTCTAAGGCGGTTTGGGACGTTCTAATCCCTACGTTAAGAAAAGCTGGGTGCGTTCTTATCGTTATATACAACAGGATTTCTGATGATTTACCAGTTGAAAAAGCTTTATTCTTAGATTATGACAATATGTCTGCTCCTGATAATACCTATTTCATAGAAGTAAACTATCCAGAGATAGAGCATTTAGGGCTTTTGTCAAAAGAGTTTTTAACAAGGGCAAAACTAGAGCAAGAAAACTATCCCGATGAGTTTGAAGTTAAGTATCTAAACAAACCTACTAGAGGCAATATAAACTATGTTGTCAAGTATTTTACGGATGAAAATATCCAACCTATTGTATATCAGCCTGACTTTGATTTACATATCACTTGCGATTTTAACGTCGACCCTAACTGCTGGATTTTAGCACACAAAACAAATGACAAGGTCTTTTTCTTTGATGAGATTTGTTTGGAAAATTCAAGTACAGAAGCGAATACAAGAGAGCTAATAAAGCGTTATCCTAACCACAAAGGTCGAATTATTATCAACGGTGACGCTTCAGGCGATAACAGAAGCACTCAAAGCGAATGGACTAACTACGTTATTATTAAGAAGATACTTGAAAAACACTACCCTACAAAGTCAATTATAGTGCAAGTTAGACCGTTTAACCCTCGTATTAAAAACAGGGTACAAGCTTTCAATATGCTTGTTAAGGATATTTACGGGAAGCGTAGATTATTCGTAGATAAAAAATGCGAATGGTTCTTATATAACATCAAAAACTTAAAATACAAAGAGGGTTCAGATGACATTGAAGCACCTTCATATCAGCAAATAAAAACAGATAAAAAAGCTAAGTTTTTAGGACACCCTTTTGACGCTGGCTCTTATCTTGTTGAATATTATTTCCCGATTAATAAAGTTTAAAAATAACAGCTCATACGAGACGTTTTAAGGGGCTTTAATTACTATGCCCCTTGTGTTTATACCTAGAAAAAAGGCGATAAAATGACACAATTTATAGAAGAAAAAATACAACCTTTTAAACAGTTATCTAATGACCAAAAATGTGAACTTGCTTCCAAAATAGTATCTTGGAATACTGATTTTAACAAAAAAAGGCAGTCACAAATAGATACAGCTTTAAGGATACAAAAGCATTTATACATCAACCAAGATGATAGAAACAGCAAAGAAACTTGGAAGTCTAATCTAAAAGAAAACAAACTTTATACCACAGCCGACACAATGAAAGCGATTATGTGGAAAGAAATTTGGAGCAATGAAAACCAGATGTTTGATGTTGCCCCGATAGACAAAGATGCAGAAGACAAGTTTGATAAACAAAAACAGGCGATTGTAAAAGCTTTAAAAGATATGAAAGCAGGGGCGCAGTATGACCTTGTTGTCGATTATTGGCAACAATGGGGCGACTTTGTATTTCTTACTGATTGGAAAAGAAAAGAAAAGACCGTTAAAAGATTCGATAAAAGCAACGGTTTAAAAGATACAAAACTTCCCGTTTACGATAACGCCAATATAACAGCTATTAACCCGATGTTTTTCACTTGGGATGTTACAAGCTATAAAATGGGCGATGAAGATAGTTGGAAGTCTTGTATAAAAATCTATAAACGCTTTGAAAGTATTGAGAGTATAAAAAGCAACAAAGTTTATACCTTAACTAAAGAGCAAGAAGAAGAACTAAAAACAGACAACGAAACTAATATCCCAGAAAAAGAGGACGATGACAGGCTAAGAGACGCCACAAAGTATGGCGATAGTTACGAGGTTTTATATCTTCAAGGTGATTTTACTTTTGACGGTATATCTTATAAAAACGTCATGGCCGAAGTCTTTGCAGGTAAATATCTAATTAGATTTGAAGAAAACCCGATATTTATATGCCCTTTTGTTTGGGGTGCAGTTGAAGTTGACCCGAAAACATTAAGAGGCATTGCCCCGCTAAAACCTATTTTAAACATGGTTGAATCTAAAGAAGAAATTGTAAACT